TTCGAGGTGTGATCGATCCCAAGGCCATAATCATGCTGGGTTCTGTACATTTGATTTTTAATCCCCTTCCTGATTTGTACATGGTTGCGATTCCTCGGCCGGCAAGTGTTCCCAGCGGTTCTTCTTCTGTTGCTGAATTCGATACGATTTCATCGAATGCGATTTCACTCTGCATTCCGCCGCAGAATATAGGTGATTCGGGCAGTGTTGCACTCCTGATTCCATATGTCGCTTCTCTCCATGCTTGGTAGGTGCCGTCTGTAATGGCTACGCGGTTCAGCATGTTGAAGATCTTCTTTTGGAGGATCAGAGCATCCATCGTAAGTTTGCCGTCGCTCACATCTACGGCTGTGATTGAATTGATTCCGCCTGTTGTTCCGTCGATCCATTCGGTGTTCAGCCAGTTGTTGAATCTGTCGCTTAGGTATGTTTTTACCGCCAATCCTGCTTGTGAGTACCATGCGTTTGAGCTGCTATATACTTTCGTGCGATTATAGTTTGGTAGTCCTATAGTTTTTATTGCGGCTCCGTATGGCATTGTAGCGCCGTCTATTTCATATGCCGAGGTACTGGGTGCAGCTAAGATTTTATTTCGTTCTTCGTCGATGTTTTTTAATGGAAATGGTGTTAATTTGATTTTTTGGTTGTCCGGCATTGTCAAGTAGTTGCTCCCTGCTATGTTTAGATTGTATGCGATGTTGATTGGCTTCTTGACTTGGTACACGTAAATGTTGGTCGCCTTTTTCGGGTTATCTGGTTTTCTGAGCCCCATCGCATCCGGATCTGTTCGCTCGAATATAAAGGCGTCTCCGAGTTTTGTTAGTTTGTTGATTTTTTGTGTAGGTTTTTCCGGATCATTCGTCAAGAATTGTATTTCATTGACTTCTTCAGGTGATATTTTTTCCTCGAATTCCAGTTTGATGAAACTCGGTGCTTGACTTGACGGATTGAGTGGGTATGCTTCGCTTGTGTTGGATGTCCACTCTCTGTTCCAGGCAACTCCATCTCCTGCACTGATTTTCTTCCAAATATGGTTTACTCCGGTGATTACGTATGCTTTTTCTTCCTGCTTGTTGGCGTAATAGTTTTTGAATATGTCCCAGTATGCCAGATTGAATATTGCAGGAAAGGTTCGTACATATTGATTGATGTTGGAGTATCCGAATCCTTTTATTCCTAAGTATGAGAGCAACGAACTCGGATTGACCTGCCCTCTGTTGGTATCGTCTTCATAGATTGATGTGTTGGCGGTGTTGACCCTGAATTGCGGCAGCAGTACCTTGCTCATGTTCAGCCCTACTCCTAAAGCATTATTGTGCAGCGCTGCTATGTAGAGCCTGATCGGAATTACGAATACATCGATTTGGTGTTTGAAGCTTCCGAATACAGGTCCGGTTGTCGGCAGGGTTTTTACCTTTGTTGTGATGTCGATGTAGAACGTCGTTCCATCCAAACCTATTTGACACCAATAGGGAACGATCGTGCCGCATGCCTGTGATGTTCGGATTATCTTTCCTACGTTGTGAGACGATCTGCCGAAATTAGGCAGATATACTTCCATTTTGCTTTCGCTTCGGATTCTGTCTCCTCCCAATGTTTTTTTCATGGTTTATTCTTTTTGAGTGTTTTCCATTTGGTTTTTTACGTGTGTGAAGAATATGAGCGTTGCCGTTAGGATGTCCTCCCACTTTTTTTGAGCCAGATGTTTTTCGGCATCCTCTTTAGTGTCGAACTCTTTCCCGTTTACGAGTGCACCGCATGTTGTGATCACCCATTTGTTCTTCTTGTTGCGGATCAGTACGAACGGGCCGTTTTCCGATGCTTCTCTTTCTTCGATTTCGAGGTTTACATTTTCGATTTCTTCTTCTTTTTTTCTGCTTTCAGTAAGCAGCTGATCTCTGAATTTCTTTTCCATGCTACTTGATTTTTGTTGTTGTTGTTATTTCGATCGTGTCGATTTTGATGCCGCTTGCTTTGAGATGGTGCTTGTGAGCGCATCCCTGTTCCAGGATCACCGCAGCTGCTGCGCCGATTGCTGCTGCTATTATTGCGATCCATTTTACGATTTTCTTTACTTTTTCATTCATAGTTCTAATGTTAGTTGGATTTCTTTGATTTCGATCATTACTATTCTTCTGATGACGGGTTCGTATATTTCCTTTCTTTTGTTGTATCTCCAGTTGCTCACCTCGTAGAATTTAACGCCGGTTCTTCGTGGATTATGAGCATCTACATATTCATCGTCATATGTTTCTCCGTCTTCTGTTACGTAGTATGTTCCTTCGTATCCGAAGTCTTGTCGAACTACTCTTTCCAGTCCGATCAGTTCTCTTAGGCTTTCGGCTCTGTCTCCGATTCCTCCTCTGTCTTTATAGGCTTTAAAATCTTGTTTCGCATTAGGGCGTCTTCTATCCTTCTGATTGTGAATTCTACTTCCCATATTTCTCGAATTAGTTTTTCTTTCTTTATGATTAAGTCTGCATAGCCTTTACATATTTCCTTTTTTTCTCTTTCCGTCATATTTTTTGATTGATTGCCAATATTTTACTGCGTTTACATACTCCCTGTATTGTTCTATTGTTTCTACTCTGATAGGAGTTTTGTTGTAGTACTTTACTTGTTTTTCCTCCTTTATGATTCGGAGGGCTTCGCGTTCCTGAATTGTCCATAATTTTTGTTTGTAATACGTTGGTAGTGCGATTTTTATTCCCGAGTTTGTTCTGTACGTTTCTTCTGTAAATCTATCCTGGTATCTATGCCTTCTGAGTGAGTTCTCGTCTATGTATTCTTTTCCGATCCCTTTTGAAGTGAATATCTTTCCGTTGAACTCGGGATTGGCTTCGTCTCTCTTTGTTACGTATTTTACGATGTAGTTTATTGTTTTCTCGTTTACTTCATGCCCGAAGAATATCCAGCCGTACCCCCATTCTTTTTCGAATTGCTCCTCTGTTAGTTCTGTCCATATGAGGCCGTGCAGATGTATTCTTTTGGTATTGTCATGTCCCATTTCTGTGATCAGCCAGTGTTTGAGTGGTGTTTCGTACTTTTTCCACCATCTCTTTCTGAATAGGCTGATTGCCTTTTGAGCTGCTTTGTTCGGTTCTTTTTCGTCATATTCTAACTTTTTTAGGCTTTCTTCCGAGAATGTTAGCGTTGCAAATATAATGTTTTTTGGATTTGATTTTATTTCTTCCATTAATCTTACTCTCCATTCATTTGCTTTTGCGCGTCTGCATTCTTCGCAATGTCCGCATGGAATTTGGATCCATCTTAGACGGCGGTCTTTTATTGCTTTCCTGTTTTCGTTCGATTTGGTGTATCTTGGGTTCTCGATGATACTTGGATATAGGCACACTGCTTTCAATTGAATTTTGACCCCTTAAAATCATTTTTACTACCATTTTGTTGTTATGGTTTTGTCCACTCCCTTAAATTTCATTTCAGGATCGTAGTGCTGCGTTACTGTCGATGAGTTCATGGGGGAAGTATTGTTCATCTTTTTTTCTGTGTATTCTCTGATCGCTTTTCCTGTTTTTCCTCCGATTACCATATTTCCCACTACTTGCGCCAGCTTGAGGATTGTGTTTGCTATTTCGGTCCAGTATTGGAGTTCTCGCAGATCTGCGGTTGCTTCTTCGGTTCTTCTTTTTGCCTCGGCTACTTTTGCCTCTGCTTCTTGGTTTCTGCCTGCTGCGTAGAAATATGCGGCTTGAGCCATTGCGCTGCATGCGTCCGCGTTTATTTTGTTGATTTCTGCCGATAGTTTTTCGTCTGCGTATATGCTTTCCAGAGTTTTGATCGCTGCTGTTCCTTCGAGGATTTGTTTTTCGGCTTTCATCATGTCGCCCTGGAATGATTTTTCTCCGAATACGATCTTGCCGAATTTATCGTCCTCTATTTCGAAGTATTTAGGTATTTCGATTTCTTTGCCATCTTACTACTGTTTCCGTGCTGTATTATCCGTTTCATGTCATCCGTTTTTTGCCGCGATTTTGTTCACGCAACTGGTTAGTATTCCGTGGACGCGGGCTGTTACCTCGTTGCCCATAAACTCCGCAACGTCCGTCCGCACGTCCGGCGAAATGCCCATTGTGAACGGCGAGGCCGTCATCAGTTCTGTGATGCGTATCTTACCGCTGGCCGTCTTTTCTCGCCCGGGCACGAAGCCTATACGTTTTTGATAGCGGCCGCGAGAAAACACCCCTTTGTGCCCGCTGGACATGGTCGCGACAAAGGCGTGGCGGATCATGGTTGTCTTGCCCTTGTGGATTGCCACCGAAATCGAGGATCCCGATTGCTTTGGCTTGAATGCGATAACCGGTAGCCGGTTTTCGTTTATCTTGATGCCACCGTACAAGCTGCCGCTGTTAGCCTTGGGTGACACTACCGCCTGGCGTGATAGGTATTTCTGCGATATATTGTACCGCTCTTTTATCCGCTTGTTTATGCGGGGTATCGAGCGCGTAAGCGCACTATTGACGCCTTGCGCTGTGCCGCGTAATATTTCATTGGGGGATAGCTTGCTGCGAAACTCGTTTTGTATTCGCTCTACCTCGTCGCGCTTTTCCTGTGTGATCTTGATCTCCATAACGTCAGATTATTGCAGGGGAGCGTCCGCTGTGTGGGTGGCCGCCTTACCTCGTTCGTATTCTTTCAGTTTCTCGTCGATTTTGAGGTACAAATCCACCGGCTGGGGCGTCCGGCGTTTTAGATCCTCATACCACTGTCGCGATACGCCGGCCTCGCGGCACAACTTCGAAATGGATACATTAGCCGCGTTCGCCCGTCGTCGGATGTCGTTCGCCAAGTCTTTGTCGCTTTTTTTCATAATCCAAAAAAAAATTATAAATACATTGATTTCAACGCATTCCTGCACCTGCCATCTCTTTCGGCCCGCAGATGCAACTCCGCCATGTTCTGCTCGACATACTCCTGCACATTCGCGGGACACTTGCCACTCTCATACATGGCCAGTAGATACTCGGCAGGGACTTTCGCTATTACTTCGCCCTTGTAGCTGCCGAATGGCATACGGTCGGCCGTCTTCTGCTTCCGATCGGCAGCCTCGGTGTCCCTGCGTTGCTCGATGGCGGGCTTGTGCTCCTCAATGTACCGCGCTACACTTTCCGAACATTTGCCGTTCTCATGGAGCCATAGCAGGTAATCGGCGGGGACGCCCGACATGGGACGCCCCTTGTATTTGCCGTATGGCATGGCGCTGGTGTCTGTCAGCCTCCACATAGTCAATAGCGTTTCCCGTGCTTATATCCTCGGCCCTCGTTGTACTGCATTTTCAGCAGAACGTGCATTTCGAGATTGATGCCGAGTGCGGTGGATAAATCAAGCAGGCGAATGGTCGCGTCGGCCAGCTCGTCCTCGAACGTGTCTTTAACGTGTACCTCGAACTTTTCACGGAACGGAAAGATTTCACAGGGTTCCTTATCGAAAAAAGCCGATAAGTCGGCCCGTTTGTTCTTACGATCGGCTTCCAGCGCCTCGGCGAGTTCCGAAACGGTCAGCATTAAAGCGCGGGGGATGTCGATCGGTTCATCGTGGAACCCTTTCGCTTTGGCGGTTTCAAATGCGCGTCGCCCCAATTCTTTGAGTGTTAAATTTCCCATGATTATTTCATTTTTGAAAGGTTTTTACTCACATAATCCGTAAAAGCTCATACAACTGGTCGCCGTATCGTCGTCGAACAAACTGCCCGTCGCGTTCTGCCATTGGACGTAGCGCACGACATCGTTTATTGTCGGATATTTCTCGCCGCTGGTAATCGCGTGGGCGGGGATTTTACCCGGTCCAAAAAACGATGACTTCAGGTCATGCTCCAGCGTGGTAATCTGCTCGATGCGATCCGGAGATTGGCGGGAAATTCCCGCTGGCTCGCCATGACGCACGGCCAGCACCCTACACGTTTATAGCCCATCGTGTAGAGCGGATTGGGTTCAAGCCCCGCCGAGAGGATGTAGTCAATCACCTGCTGCGCCGACCAATCGAATACGGGACGCAGTAGATCGTCAGCGTATTGCTTTCGGAACACCCGCACGTCGTGACCGCGATAGGTGTGCATCTTTGGTTTGCCCGCTTTATCATAACCGTATGGCTCGAAATAGTACTTAAAGTACGTGCATTGCTTTGACATAGCCGCACGGTTCGGAGATTCCGCCGCGCGTATGCCTTGGATCATCAGCATATTATCCTGTACGTTGTCGAGCACATAGTCGATGCACGGCTTGGTTTTCAACTCTTGGGCACAGAATCGGGCACGGGTGGACGGCCAACGCTTTTTCTGCTTGGCCAAACCGACCATCCCATCATACTTGGGCGACTTGAGCGTTACGAGGTCGAGGTTTAGCCGGTCGGCGATGCGATTGATGTACTCGTAGGTCAGTGGATGCTCCCAACCCGTATCGCAGAACACGGTGGTAAAGTTCTTGGTAATATGCTCGCGCACCCACAACAGCGCCGCAAGGCTATCCTTTCCTCCGGAAAATGTTACGATTATTTTCATCTACCAAAGTGTTTTATACAGTTACAGATCGTGATTGTCGGATTGGCCCATTGCCGTTGCAACCGGCTCCCATTGTTTCGCCAGCCATTCAGCGATCGGTATGTCCCAGGTGAACGTTACAGAAACGTGCACCTCGTCCGCTTCGTCGAAAAAGGACGGAGTTTCGCGGATACGTACCAGCTCGTCGGTTGGCGTAGCATTCGTCTTGGTTGGGAATACTCGTATTATCCGTTTTTTCATATCCATTTCAGAATAATTTTTGCTGCATTTGGTGATCGATCAATCTTCAATAACCCGCACGTAGGTATCGTTTATAGTTCGACCTATCTCTATCAACCTCAACGCGACCATTTCCTCCAATACGGCACGAAAAGCGGTGAGGGATTGGGAAAACCGCGTTTTCAGCATAAGTCCGTCGCGTATGACCAGAGCGTCGGCGGGCATCCTGTTTGTAGTCCGGCGGGTGCGTTGTACCTCGCGGACGTGGCGCCGTATCTCGGCGTGCAAAGGGTTGGCTGGTTCCATTTATTGCCCGCTTAATTTTTCAACGATCCGCATCTCTCGTTCGGATAACTCCCACACTATAGCCTCTTTTTTCACCGCTGCTCTTTCGGCGGCAACTCTTTCGGCGGCGGTATGTGAGATTAAAAAACCGGAACCGTAAATCGTTTTCCCGTGCTTTTTTTGAGCATCGAGTGCAGAGCGGTGCAGCATTTCCCGCTTGTCTATCCTTATCTCACCCTTGTTTTTCACGATGTACGCTACATCCGAAACCATTAGCACGCAGTCCGGGTATTTGTATTTCGGTAATTCCGCTTTCGGCGCCGAGCAAATGGCGTCGATCCCCTCATATAGCACAGGATCACCTATTACACCGGCTTCGCCGAACATATTGGACAAAAAAGATGTATTTACTTTTGCCCCGTTTTCGTAAACGATAGCGGCGCCGCATACGATCCGTGTACAGTCAAGGTCAGCGCTGAACAATGTCAGATGCGGGGCAAACAGGAAAAACTTGATCCCTCGTTTCAGATAGAACCGGACAATTTGAGCGATGATCGAAAAGGGCGGGTTGTCGATCACCACGCAATTATCGGGATAGACCAGGCTCTCGTAATCACCACCCGGATAGAACGGGCGGACAACGGTCATTCCGTCGATATCGCAATGATCGGCTACATATTGCAAAACATAGTCGTACACCGCTGGAGGTGTATAGCAGTCGTCGGTCGTTTTCTTGGGCTTGAATTTTTCCACAAAGCCCTCGTAATCGTTGAAAAGCCCTTTTTGCGACTTTCCGCGATTCGTGAACACGTGCTCCTCTTGGCCGAATAAATTTATACTTTTCATATCATGCTGCATTTTCAAAATCCAAAATCATACGCCCCAGTGCTTCGCAGATCACGCGGGCCATTGTAACCTCAACAGCGTTGCCGATGAACTTCTTCTGCTCGGCCTGTGTGCCTACCAGCTTGTAGTTGGCGGGGAAACCCATGATGCGTTTCAGTTCGGGAATCTTCAACATTCGCATCTTCACATCGACCAGCCCGTACAGCGCCATGAACTCCTTTATCTGCACCACGATCGGGCTGTCTGTGGTATATACCTCGTAGATCAGCGTATCGCCCTCGCGGCGGATAAACGGAGCGACCTGCTGACCCTCGCGCTCCGTTGTGACGATGTAGGGCGATATTTTGTCCATGCGGGCGATCAACGTAAAGCACGGCGTTTCGATGCTGCCACACTTGGACGTGTATTGCGGATTCAGCAGATAGCGACCCTTGCGGGCGGGGATCGCCAGGCGACACGTAACGAGGTGGTGCTTCGGAGTCGTCGTTACCGTACCGGCCGGCTCCTCGACAGATACCGCTCCTCCGTTACCGTATTGCATATTCAGAAACCGAGGCTGCACCAGTTGGAACCGGTCTTTTGTCGTTACGGTCGGCCCCGGTGCCTCGACTGGCGAGTTGTATCCGTTACCATAGTACGCCGTCAGAAAGTTGCCGGAGACCAGCGCGTGATGATCTACCGTTGTGATGG